GAACTTCCATCATAATACTCTAAGTTTAAACTTTCTGCTACAGTATCTGGATCTTCACCACCGTTATTATCATTACCTCTGATTACTTCAAAAGTTAATGAAGAATTGATATCGTTTGGTAAACTGAACTCTACTGTTCTAGGTTTATTTGTGCTGTTGAATCTAATATGTCTACCGATATTAAACCCACCAGTAGTACCCGTTCCTGTTCCAGTATCTGACAGGAAAGTATTGGATAAGGTGGCATTTAAACTATCAACATCAACAGTTTCGGTTGTAGTTACTGGAGTTGCATTAAATGATAACGTACCATAGTCTATCTCCGAATAGAAATCTATGATACTTGGTTCGTATACGTATGTTCTAGAAACATCCGCATTTACAAATTTCTTGAAACTTCCTGTGCCTATTACAGATACATTTACAGGAGGTGCATAAATGTTAGTGACAATACTTGCTGCACCAACAAATCTAGGAGATTCTTTTCCTACAATTAAAATTGCAGTATTATCAGAGACACCTGTAGATCCAAAATCTGATACGGTGCCATAGTTTACATCAGAAATTCTTTGAGTCTGACGTTGTTGAAATAAAAACTTTGCTACTACTTCACTTGATAAGCTGCTTACATCATCATTCGCGTAGTCGCGAATATAATGTGAAAGTATTCCTCCCGACTTATAGGAATAAGAAGCCATAACGCAGCATTAAAAATGGGGATTGCAAAGCAACCCCCACAAAAAGATGACTAAAAATTGGGTCTCTAATATATAGGGTCAGTCTAGGCTGACATTTAGAGTAACCTTAATTTGGTCACCGTTGTTTTGAATAGCGTATGGACCATTCGTGAATCTCTCAGCAAAGAAGATGCTGCTGTAGAGAGTCGCGTCACCAGTGCCCTGTAGAGCAGGAGTTGTGGTGAAGGTTGAAGACGTTGGAGTCTCAAATACGGTGTAGTGTGCAGCAGGAATAGAGCTGCTGGAACCTTGTGCGATGTAGATAACATCACCAGGGTTTAGGTTATGGTCAATTGCCGAACCACCTGGGTCAGAAGTAACGATAGAGTAGTCAAATAGAACTGCGTCGTTACCGTTTGATACCTGAATGTTATCAACTAGTAGTTCGCTTAGGTATACGCGAGGACCAATCTCACCAGTTCTGGTTTCGTAGTCAATACCGACGATAGTTGTAGTTGCTGCAATACCATTTGGAGTTGCGGTCTGAGAGACTGCCATTCCAACAGTAAGGTTTTCAGCAACGTTAACTGAGAAAGTTGCAGTACCAGAAGCAGCACCAGTGAGTGCTTTGTCTAGGTAAATGGTAGTTCCAGAGATACCAACAACACGAGTTTGTGCTGCAATACCAGTACCAGTAACTCTTTGACCGACAGCAACGTTGGTTGCAGAGTCAACAGCAATCTCAAAAGTACCAGAAACACCTGCGGTGATAGTTGGAGTTACATCAACGTCAAGAAGGTTGATGTAGTTATTACCGATAACTCCTTTACAACCAGTCTTGCTGATTTGAGAACCAGCAGCGACTGAACCGCCATCAGCTACACCTTGTAGTTGATATGGCATGTTGTTTGCACGAGAGAGGTAGTAACCGTAAACGCTACCAGCAGCAGAGGAGAAGGTGAAAACTTGCTCAGGGTAAGAAGCAGTTGTTCTACCGCGACCGAATGAACATGCAGTGGTGTTCATATCAGCAGTCAATTGCTGACTCAACTCAAGATCGGTTCCTTGGATATCAACGACATAGGTGTTTGTAGGAATACCAGCGCCTTCTGCGTAGTCTCCTTTCTTGATATCTGCGGCATCGTTAACAGTAATTGCATAGGTGCCTGCAGTTCCTGTAGCAGTTCTACCAGTTGCAACTGGGTTAACAGTAGTTCCGATTGTCCAACGGTTTCCGTTGAGAAGAATACCATACTGCTCAGTAAAATCCTGATCTTCTTCAGTACGGTTGTTCTTTACTTCTGGATAACCAGTAGTAGGTTCTGCACCATATCCAGATGCATTACTTGCATCATATGGTTCGTAGTAGTTCGCTGCCGATGGAACATCCGATTCAGCAGGAGTTGTGTTACTCGTGTATAGTTTTAGAACTAAGTTCCTGGGAATCTTATGAGTCGCGTTCAGTAGTGTACGTAGCGAATCAATTTCACCCTGGTCTGTGACTAGAAGTGCCATCTAAACGATCTCCTTGTGTGTTTCTTACCTATGATATTGTTATTTATACAAAGACTAGAGTGCTAGTTTCATGGAAACCATACACCTCTGTATATTTATAGTGTACACAACTTCAAACTGTAGGATATCTCCAGCATTCAATGCCTTGTTCCAAGATGAAATTGTTGTATTAGTATTCTTTCTTGCTACGGAGTTATTCGTAATATCTCCTAGTTGCGGTCTTTCAGTACCACAGATAGACGCAAAGTTTGGAAAGTTTGCATAGTCAACTTTTTTAATGTCAAGTTGAATCTGCCCGTCTTGGTCTCCAACTATAGTCCAGGATTGAATTTCTCCAGTTACATCTAATGTCATTTCTCCTTTAATGCCAGAGGACATAGGAGCAGATCCAGCATCAATAACAAAGTTGATTGTCCTTGTTAAATCAGCAGTTGTAGATAAACCTACAACGTAAACTGTATCTCCTGAACTTGGTGCTGTGGTAAAAATGATAGTTGTACCACTGACAGTATAGTCAATTCCAGGAACCTGAACTAATCCATTAACAGCAACAATTAACTGCTGATCATTGATAGGAGTATATGCATCTCCTGACTGATCAATTAATGGATAACCTGTTGTTGTACCATCAAATACCCAGTTTGTAACATCAAGAATTTCATTGCCATACTGAAGATACTTACTAGGAATCTCGTAGTTGACACCTACATTATACTTCTGCTGTGGTTCTGAAAGTACATTGTAGTTTGATGACTTAACTGAAATATTATAGTTAGGCATCAGACAACTCCTGGGGTTACTTCTAAAATACCTTCAATAACTCTAGTTTTTATTCCCTGAGGGGACGTTAGTACAATATCGTAAACATAACGTCTGGGGTCTAATGCCGATGTAGTAGCATTAGTCATTGAAATTTTTAAAATGCCATTGTATCTGTCAACAAATCCAACAACAAAATCTGTAGCACTAGAAGAATAATAACTACGACGCATCTTAGCTTCTGCTGTGTAACCAGTCAGATTAAGAGGAGTTGTGTTATCTTCGTTCTGAATATTAAAGGTGGCATCAAAGTCCGTTCCTTTTTCCAGTAATAGATTTAGTGGGATTGCTGCCATGATGGAATTATTCTTCTTTAGTTTCTTCCTTTGCAAGAAGTTCTAGCGTTTCCAAACCACCAACCAGTTTAGTTTTATATTCTTTCAGTTTGGTGAGTTGCTCTTCTGCTTGAGCAATCTTTGTGTCTGCATCTTTCAGTTGACCTTCAAATTCAGACTTTAGAGTAGCGGGATCCATAATTATTAATCATAATGACACTATTATTTATGTGTCAGGTTTTATTCCCTTCCCTGATGTTCTTTTTTCTTGTCTTTCTTTTCTTCTAACTGTCCTTTCTTTTCTGCCATCAGAATACCCCGTTTTGATTATTATTTAGAATCCTTGGTGCAGGTAGAGCTGCTGATGGAGGATGCCAAACACATGGCATATCTCCATAAGTTATATTTCCACCTTGGTCACCACTTGTTGTACTATAATTTCGGAAATATGGAATTCCATATATTCCTCCATCAGGACCTAATATTGTAACTGGATACCAGAATGTATTATCCCACAGTTCTCCATCCATTGATACTGGTAAAGGAATATATTTCCATGATTGATTTTCAGTATCAATTTCTACCATTGAATTATTTGCTGGCGAATTGAGATTATTGCCATCAATATAAGCATAAATTTTACCATTTGCTGCTACAACTCCACCTTGACACTCACTATCATCATCATAACTATTACCACCACCAGGACGATCATTTCTTCCGAATGCCGTAGAAGAACCAGTTCCAGTAACCGTACCAAGGTGATTAGTATTCATTCTTGAAATTGTGTTATTTAGTGGATCTATAACACAAACATAAGGATAAGAATGTGGTAGACAATAGATTTTACCATCTATACCCTTAACAGCACCAGAAAAAATATAGGTCATACTATTTCCAGTTAGGTAACTTCCACCATTATTATCAGTTTCCGCATTATCATCAATTTGTGGTAATTCAGATTCTCCAAATTTGAAAGAAGTAACATCTAGAGTATCATTTGAGGTGTCAATAATACCGACAATCCATTGCTGGTTAGGTGAAACATTACCAGTAGCTACAGTATCTCTTGCATACATTGGTGGCATATAAATTTTATCACCAACTATTACACCACTAGCAAACTTAGCACTTCCAGTATCACCATTTGATTGGTTACTATCTGCACCAATACCAATGTAACCAGTATCTCCAAATGAAGTTACAGTTCTATTGTATACATCTATCTTGAGAATTGAATTGGCATTATATGGAACACAGTAAATATATCCATTAGGAGCTACAATTCCTTTATGCCAATCTCCTGCTGGAACGGACCCAAGTCCAAATGTTGAAGTTGTTTTATTGATAGGATCAAATTCTAAAATTCTTCCAGCATCCATTGGAGTAGCATAAAGTTTCCCATTTGGATGTGCAACAAAGGAACCATACGTTTGATCGTTTTGAGAAACTGTATGAGCACCTACATCAATAGTAAATGCTTTTTTAGTTTTAGTATTAATTCCTAAAATTTGAGTTGCTCCATATGGAGGAGCATAAATGTTTCCATCTTGAGCTAATGCAGCACCATACCAAGCAAAAGCTGAATTGCGAGTATACGTAGTATTGCCATTTACATCTGGATTAATTGGAATTTGTGTAGGAAGACCTACATCAGAAAAATCAAATACCTGTTGTTCTAATCCAACGCTATTTACTGCGCTATTTTGAATAAAAGATGCCATTAGTTTTTCCTTTTATTTATTGAAATACACGCCATTGATATGTTGGTCCCATCCAAATTAAACGGACGGATCCCATATTACTCGCAATCAAATACGGAGTATTTGCTGCGGCACCTTGTATTCTATCTCCAGAGTGTGGTGCTATAGAGATATTATAAGTTGCTGCATTACCAGAAATATTTTCATCTCCAATATCAAAAATATAAAATTGATCTCCGACATTCAATGTAGAACCTTGTGGGAGAACATATATTCTAAGTCTATCTGTAACTGTACCGCTAATACTATTAGCATCTGCTGCTACAAAAGTTTTAGTAACATCAGTTGCTCCATGAGGAATTGAAACTGAAAGACCAGCAGCATTAGAAGTAGACGAAGTTCCACCAATAACATTTATAGTTCCGAACATGTCGGGGTGAGATGTACACTGATAATACAAAGTATCAGGTGCATCCATTGGAACAACAAATGTTAAGGTAACACCATTGCCTGCATCGTTAACAGTTCCATCGGAATTTTGTACACCATCGTCATACTTAGTTCCCCCTCCAGATGTAGCTGTAGTGGATTGAATTCTGAATGGATGTCCTCCAGTATTATTGACAAATCTATATGTCTCGCCTCTAACTAGATATAAGTCAGGATCATTTTGACTACTTGGGAACCCATCACCAGAAAATACATAATCTGTTGATCCATTCGCTGTTAAGGTCCATGTAATTATTGTTACATCCTTGATAGTACCAGTTAAACCACCAATGCTAGCACCACTGAAACTGATAGTAGCACTACCGAAATCAACGGAACATCCTGCAGCAGTAAGTTGTCCGCCGACATCAATGTCCATGCCACCAGAGGTTGCAACCTTACCAGTAACGTTAACACCCTGTGCAGAATCAACGATATTTGATAGTCCTGCAGGAGCAGTGTCGTTTATCCAAGCACTGCCATTATACTTAAGAACTTGTCCAGCAGAAGGTGTTGAGATAGTGACATCACTTAGAGATCCAATTGCAATAGCAGGAAGACTGGTCAAATATCCTGCTGTGCTATGATCTCCCCAACCATATGCTGTGTCATAATTGCCAACATCAGCATCTGTAATTACATTATTACCAAAGTCAATAGCAAATCCGTTACAATCTAATACTCCTCCTAACTGTGGCGTGGTGTCATCCACTAATTCATTCATGGATCCGCCACCACTTCCACTACCATAACCTGCTTGGGAGTGGTCACCCCAACTGAAAGCAGCATCCCAGTTTTGGATTTTTTGATTAGTAACGTTTGACGCAGCGGATGATGAGTATACAGGATCAGACTCTCCGCCAGACGAGATACCAGACCTCCAACTTAATCCATCCCAGATCCAAGTAATGCCACCCGCTGTATAGGTAAACGACCCATCAGTTGGTTGCCCTGTTGTTGAAGGGAAATTTAATGCCATCTCTAGACCAGACTATCTTCTTTCTTATTTATTATAGTAACCTCTGGGGAATTGCAAACCTCTATGTGGTCTTCTTCCTTGTAAGAATCCTTTTTCCGCAGAATGGTCTCCAGTTGCACCATCATCAAGATCTTGTATATTGAAATTATTAGGATTAGATGCAGTTCCTGTAGCTCTAGTGATACTAGAATATGTAACGTTTACATAATTTGTATTAGTAGTTCCAACCAGTTGATTTGTATTAAATCCCGATGCTGCTCCACCAGTTAACTGGTCTAAGTTTATGAGAACAGAATCATTAATTTCAATAGCAAAAACTAGGACATAACTATTACTAGAAAAAGCAGAATCTGTACCACCTTCTTTTGTCCACTTAATATCAGTCAAAGAACTAACATTTACTTCATGCCAAGATCTAGTTGCTGTGTCCACATTAGAAACAGCAGTTCCATTAACAATTAACTCTCCTCCTGCCCCACCATTTGGATATCTAGTGGCATAAATTCTAAGTTTATTAATAGAAGTTCTGAATGGATGTCCTGTTGGTATGGTAAAGGTTACTTCAGGATTTCCTGATACAAAAGTATTTAAATTATTGTCAAATATACTATCAGCACTTTCACCACTGGAGATATCTCCAGTTACCATACCAGACCAATTTGGTTCGTAAAAATTAAAATCTGCCATCAGGTAGTCCTAGCTAATAATAGTGTTCCTGTTGTTGTATTATTACTGATTCCGTCAAGACCAGTTTGTTGACTTAAGAATGAAGCAACAACAATTGTATACACCTCAGAAGAACTGACAGTGACTGTATCTCCTGGTCTAAATGATATTAATCCAGGTGTTGTTGAAACTTGTAAAAGCGCAAAATCATCTGGAAGATAATATGGACAAGGAATCATTTTTTGTGATAATGGAATTGTTTTTATCGGTTTAAAATAGTCCGCATTTGAACCTATCCCTATTCCATTATATTTGTCATATGTATTATTTCTATAATACACTGATGTTTCATCAGAATCACTTCTGTAAATATTTTGAGTATAAACATCCTCAAAATAATTGTTTGCAGTATTTCCTCTCATATACCCCCAAAAAGCACTTCGTGCCATAGAATAGCTAGTGGGTGGTTCTTCACATATACCAGTTACCGAACCATAATTTCCTGACCGACTATATCCAGGTAACCATGTACGAATTTTAAAATCATCATCTGATGACATATATTCAACAATACCACCTAAAAATACATCATCTAAATCAAAAGTACCTGAACCATATCCATCACCTACACAGAGAGAAATCGTGGAATTAACATTGACAACTTCATTTATGACTGAACAAAACTGAATTATAGAAAAGTTGGTATCTTGAGGAGCTTGTGCTCTATAAGTTCTAATCTGTAATGGGTATGATGTAGGTGTTGAATTATTTGAAATAGGAAAATCAGTGATGGAAGTATATGAAGGATTAATTGTATTACCATCTTGCCGATCTAATCCTGGATATCCAGTAAATGCACCAAGAGATTCACCAATCTCCTCAACCGAATTAGTTCCAGCACGATTCAACCAACTCCATCCACTACCATGACTCACATGTAAGTTCCAATTAGAAGACGCACTTTGCTCTAATGTAAGACTATAATAGGTATATCCATATTTTTTAGTAGCATCATTTTCTACTTTTAAAACTCCAAAGTGACCATCTTTATGTTTTTGGAACATAGAAGATCCACCACCCAAAGTAGTTACAAGTATCTCTGCAGTTCCATCATATGCATTAGAATAACTTTCTGGTGTACGTACACCAAACCGAATGTCTCCTGTAGTAGCGTTAAATCCAACATCTTCACCAGGAATTGTAATTACTTCCTGAGCATTCCAACCAGATCCAATAGAATGAATAGTTACATTACCTAATTTTCCGTCGTTATATCCATATCTCCAAATTCTCAATTTGAGTTCCGATCTACTACCAGACGCTGGAACGGTATATTTGTAGTAATTATTATATGAATTATTATGATTTACGAAACCAGGAAGTAAAATAATTTCTCCTTTTGCCGTAGCAGTATCTTCACTACAGTAAATATATTTTACAATACCGTTATTTTCTGGTGTATTTGCAAATGATGGATTTAATTCAGATGTAGGAATTATAGGTTCTGGTTCAGTTTGAGGACGACTAGCTGTATACCAAGTTAAGGTTGCTCCTGGAGCACAACTAATGTTTGTAACGTTACTACGATAAGATATACTAGTTTCAGTTGGTGGATAAGAACCATACGTAGGATCTTGATAAACAATTCTCTGGTTAGTATTAAAACCATCTGTATTCATACAGGCAGTTAAATTTGTGCTATTTGTAGCAGCATTTACTAATTCAATCTTATCTCCCTTATAAATCCTAATCGTTGGATTAATATAATCAGATGCTTGCTGTGCTTCTTGTGTCCAAACATCAATAGATGTTGAAAGACCACTATTGCCATCTAAATCAATCTGCGTTCCATTATTAGCATCTGCTAAAGATGCTGCTATCTGAAAACGATCTCTACTAGTTTTGATTACATAATATAACGTGTCAATAGTTACATTTGTTCCTACATTGAAACTTGTATTTGTTTGACCCTTCGCATATTTAACTGCATCTCCTGTTTCAAATCCATGACGATCATAGATAAATTCATCCGTCGCTGTATCAACATATGCTGAGTAATAAGGAGCATTGGCAACAATTATTTTTTCAAGCCTGTAATCCGAACCAACTTCAGTAACTAGGTAACGATGTGTTTTTTCACCACTCCAAGCAAAATCTGATCCTTGATCTCCTCCATTAGCTTGATACCATGAGGCATTCATACTTCCCACACTATCCCAATCACCATCTGGTGCAATACATCCCTGAGGAACACCAGTTGTTGTTGTCCCCGAATTAAGACCTAATTGAGAAAACGCTGTTTCTAAAGCATCCATGACGTTTGCTTTAGTCCAACCTGCATTACCGTTGTTTACGTTAATGATTGATGTTGCAACTGTCATGTTAATTATTCTCCGATTTGTAGTGCCGTTAGAGTGACTGTAATTGGGGTAGGATTGCCACTTCTATTAGTGACGGAAAGATAAATGTTATCTGTTCTAGGATTATCATTGTTAAATCCCATAATACCAGGAGAGGTTAGAATAGATTCTGCTCCGCTGGTTCTTACTTCAGCAATAACACCGCTGCCTGGGGTAGGATCTTCACCTTCACTACGTGTTAAATCTGCATCTCTAGATGCATCATCAACATATACTCTTACCCATGCTTCAGTATCAACTGTTATTTTAAACAATGCGTAGGCTTTGTAACCTGTAATATTTAGTTCTGTAGTATTATTATCAGCAACCGAACCTGTAGTTCCAGTAAGATCTTGGATCTGTGGTACTGTTGATCCACCAGTAGCAGTTAGAACACCGTTGCCATCAATAGAAAGACCAGAACCAACTTTGATACCACCAAGGGTTGTAGCATCTGCTACTGGTAATGTGTACGATCCAGGGTTAGCACTAAGAACACCATTAACATCAATGCTGAGGTTAGCACCAACTTTAATACCACCTAGTGTTCCTGCTGCTGCAATAGGTAAAGTATACTCTGATGGAATTGTTGGTTTGTTTAGAATCTCACCAAGACCTGATGTAGCATTCCAATCAGGTTGTACAGGTGCTGTGCTACCAAGAGTGATTCTGTTATTGGCACCATCCCACGTTACTGTTGTGCCACCACTACCAGCAATCTCAATATCATCATCATTGTTATTAGCATCACGAAGAGTAAGAATGGCATTGTTACTGGTAGTATTTGAACCAAGTAAATCGTATGTGGTCCCTCCACCTCCGCCACCGCCTGTTACGGTTGCATCAATAGTGTTGTTGGCGTCATTATATGTGAAAGAAATTCCAGTATGAGTTCCATTAACGAATAACTGAGACGCAGCATCTTGAGCGTCTTCTGCCGTATATGTTCCACCACTAGCACCAGAAGGTGCTCTAAACGTAATTGTATTTTCGTCAGTTCTTTCTACTGTTAATCCATCTGCACCAGCAAATGTAATATCATCAGTAACACCAGCATTATCAGTTAATCTTAATATTGAATCTGCGTTACCACTAGCAGATTCTGCAGAGATAGAATAAGTAGAATTTGCTACATCATTTACTAATTCAATCTCATCTCCAGTTCTATTGATTGATAGTCCATCTCCTGATACGAGAACTATCTGATCTGTAGTGCCACTAGAATCTTCAAGTCTTATTACTTTTCTGTTATCGTTCTCTTCAGTAGTGCCACCAGTATGATCTAGAGCGTTAATTGTATATGTTAATTGACTATTAGTCAGTAGAGTTGCAAAATCAGATGAAGTTACACTATTAGTTGTTACTAATCTCTGACTGGTCCAACTGACACCGTTGGAATAGTACATGGATCCAGTATCATCTGCATATGCAAAGAGACTTTCCGATGCTCCTACTGCAGGGAATGATGCTACATCAGCATGTAAAATTGATGGTGGTGCAGAACTAGTTCCACCTGGGGATGCATCAACCCACTGTTGTGTGTTACCATCATCATAATATATCTTTAATACACCAACATCAGACTGCCACCAAAGATCTCCATCTGCTGCATTAGATGGAGGAACATCCGAAGTTGTTACTGAGGCACCTCCTCCAGTAATAACACCACCAGGAGATGCATCAACCCATTGTTGTGTGTTACCATCATCATAGTATACCTTGAGTACACCATCATCAGACTTCCACCAGAGGTCTCCATCAATTGGATTCAATGGAGGAGCATCCGAAGTTGTTACTGAGACACCTCCTCCAGTAATAATACCACCAGGAGATGCATCAACCCACTGATTAGAATCTCCATCGCTGAAGTATACTTTTAAAGAACCCTCAGAAGAATTCCACCACAAATCTCCCTGTACGGGATTCATTGGTGGTAAGTCTGAAGTAATTACTTTTGCACCCTGTACGGAAGATGCAGTTGGTGATGCGTCAACCCATTGAGATGTATCTACATCTTGGTAGTATACCTTCAATACGCCTGAATTACTATTCCACCAAAGATCTCCTGACGTAGGAGATGCTGGAGCAATATCTGCAACAGCAATTGCATTGCTAGTTAAGTATCCAGCATTTGCATGATTACCCCAATTATATGCACTATTCCAATTAATAATCTGCTGCTGTGTAATATTTGCAGCAGGAGAAGCAACAAATATAGGATCAGTTTCTGTAAAAGATGTTAAATATCCTACGGCACCATGGTCTCCCCAAGTATACGCTAAATCCCAGTTAGTAATTTGCTGTGCTGTAATGGAAGCAGCAGGAGATGCCCCAAATATCGGGTCAGTTTCCGATACTTGAGATAAACTATGAAGATCAGCAGCAATTAAATTGATTTCTACACGTTGCTGTTCTAAACTAAAAGTTTTCGCTACATTCCTGAGTACCATTGATATTCCGTTAATAGAACAGTCTTTTGATTATTTATCGTCACACTGAAGTAGCACTAACATTTCCTGAGTTATCAACACTTAATCTAAATGATGTTCCATTAGGAGACTTTAGATACAGAGACGCATCATTCTTGATGATGTAACATAGTGAGTAATATGGTGGCAAGTTTTTGCCTTCTGCATTTACACCTTCTACACCAGTATTTCCTCCTCCACTATTTTCAGTGCTTCCAGAAAGACTTGCTGTAGTATTAATACTAAATGTGTGACTATGATTTGTATCAGTCGCAGCATTTGTGCTTCGTGGTGAATAATTGCCAGTGTAATCTGCACCAGCATTCAATCCAGAACCAGTTCCTACAGTTCCTGCAATAGGGTGCGTGTGAGGAACATCATCAATACTAGTAGTACCACTAGCATTAATATTAAAGGATGTGTTTATTCCATGAGCATGAGACTCTCCAGTGTGACTATGTTCAACCACAACTGCATTTGGACTTCCACCTGTGTTTCCAACTGAATAAGTATTTCCAGCACCAACAATAAATTTATCTCTGAGATCAGGAACAGTAGATCCTACAATAGACTGCAATTCAGATGTTGCTGCAGAACCACCATCACACAATTGCCATCCATCTGGTATACTACTTGTAGAACCAGCCCACATAGAGATTACTCCAACAGGACTGTCGTCTGCAGGGGCAGTAGTAGTTCCACCACCACCTCCACTAGGTTGTTGATTTACCCATTGCCCAGAAGATGTGCTCCATGTTAATACGTCTCCGTCTGCAGGAGAACCATTGCTAACAGCACTTATAGTTACATCAGTTAAATTATCAATTCCTGGTTTGTTAGTAAGATCGTTATAATTTCCAGAGAACAGTACTGGTTTATTCGTTAGATCATCATAAGATCCAG